AAACCCTGGTTAAAATCCACACGATAAAAATGACAATGCAAGTATCTCATGCTGTTGCCCGAACCTACTCGGGCTTTTTTTGCATGTAAAAAGGCTCCTGCGATGAGGGGCCTGGATATATGCCTAATCTCTGTATACAGCATGATGCCGGGTGCCTCCCGGTGAATTCTGCAATGACCAGACAGAATCCGCAACTTGCCTATACAATACGCAACCAAACATCTGTCATTATGCCCCGCCGCCCAGGGGGATTCATCATGCAGGATTTTTTTAACAAACGCTCAGCATGTCAGGCAACAGTCGACTACCTGAATTGTGAGGCATTTAACATTTCACTGTCCGGTGTCTTTCCTGTAATAAAAAGCCCGCAAAAGAGAGTCAGGGCAGATAAGTGTGGTGTGGCGCGTTGTACTGGATTCGAACCAGTGACCGATTGCTTAGAAGGCAATTGCTCTGTCCGGCTGAGCTAACAACGCATGATGCTGATAATGGACCGCCATCGGGGACTTGAACCCCGCACAGCCAGCTTCGAAGGCTGACGCTCTATCCCGATGAGCTAATGGCGGTATGTGATATGGTGGCCCTTGCTGGATTTGAACCAGCGACCTGGCGATTATGAGTCGCTCGCTCTCACCACTGAGCTAAAGGGCCGGGCGCAGGATAATAACGGTACGTAACTAATCCTGCAATATCATCCGTTCTGACTGACTAAATCCTGAACTTCCCTGACCGTCTGCTCAAAACGTTCAGTCTCCAGCTCAACGCCAATTGCACGACGCCCCAGCGACATTGCTGCTTTGACGCTACAGACATAAAAAAGCCAGCCACTGGGGGAGGCTGGCAAACTCGTAGAGCAAAATGCTGTTACGCAAACTTCGTTACAGGGTCATCCTGCAATACAAAAAATACACAATATTTAGAAAACTAATAGTGCCATGTGCAATTTTTAAGATTTTGTTATTAATTGTGGTCGCACCTTCCTTTCTGTGTACTTTCCGTATAGCTCACAGGATTCTGGGTACAAAAAAACCCGCGCATCGGCGGGTTCTTAAATCTTATCAACGGTAGACATACAAAGCCCATCGTTGGGAAAATCTTATCCATATTTTTTGAAAAATGCAAGCATCATGTCGTCATCTTCGGCGAAAACCATTTATCTTGTCACCTTTCTCAATTGTATCTCTGCATATGCTTCTTCCTGCCAGCACTTTGTAACCAGTTTATCAATGACATCTGCATATCCTTTGTACCACTGATAATCCGTCAGGTCTGGTACCAGCTTCTGGACATGAAGCCGCGCCAGTGTGGTTGGTAAACGGCTAAACCGGTTTCCATTGCAACGCCCACAAACCTTATAAACAGGCGTGCCATGAAGCCGGGTTCTTTTTTCATCCAGGACAATACCTTTACCCTTGCACCCTCTGCATGCTGTGCTGACTTCTCCCTTACCATGACAATGCTGACATAGTTCCTTCACCCACTCTTCCTTAATAACAGATTCCCCGCTTCTGGAGTGTTTCACCACCTCGCGCAATACATTATGAAATCCAGTACCAGCACAATGCTCACAGCGAGCCTTACTTGCCGCAGACCTGGAATAATCAGCAAAGGCAAAATTCACAAGGTAAGGAATGATCTGTAGCCGGGTTTCTTCACTCAATTTATTCAATGTCGGGTTATCCAGTGCCATCGCGTAATTGAGCAGACCTTCAATCGCAAACTGAGGATCCTGAACACCAACTTTTGCCAGGAATAAAGCAAACCCAAGCGGTGCTTTTGACTGCACCATCCCCTGCGCAGCCATCACATCCGTAATTGTTAAACCACCAGAGCCTGTCGCCGGTGCGTCATCGCTCAGTTTTGGAGATTTCGGGGAGTAATATTTCGGTAAGGCTTCAAGGTTCATGCTCGTTCTCCACTTACGCCAGTACGCCAATTGCCAGCGCACGATCGATAAAACGAAATATCAGCTCCAGCTGAGAGCCATACTTCTCTTCAAATGCCACGGTATCCGCATGAAGCTCGTTGTGATGCTCCCGACACAGCGGTAGCGTGAAAATATCGTGAGATTTTGTCCCCATTCCGCCCTGACCATGACCAATCAGGTGATGGGGATCGTCGGCTGGCTTACCACAACACGCACACGGCTGTGTCTTTACCCAGCGTGTGTATTTCTCATTTACCCAGCGGCGACGTTTAGGTCGTTTCATGAAGGATTCCGGAGACTCCGGATCAACGGCAATGCTGACCACCGTCTTTTCCTGTGGTGGGTTCTGTTGCTGGTGGGTGTGAGACGGTAGCGCAATATTTTTTGTGCGCTGCTTCAGTATGCTGGTGGCGGTCTGTTCTCCCGGTATGATGTCGCTTTCACGGTATACGGAGCGGATTTTTTCCGCACGCAACCCCAGCGAACGACGTAATACCGCTTCCGGTAGCGCGTCCGCCACCTGATTGCGGACCGCCCACCAGGATAATTCAGCCAGCGATAATTCCCGTTCCTGTATGCCATTCATTGCGTGGCGGATGACGTCAATCATCCATGCTGACAGGTTTTGTTGAGCAAGTTGCTCGAGTGATTCTGATGTCTGGTCGCGCAGCTGGTTGTCACAGTGCCAGCACAACACCATCGCGCCGGTACCATAACGGTGAATGACTGTTTCGCTGTGATGATAATCGCCGTGTGGCCACTGGCAGGATTTCACGTGACGTAATAACCAGTCAGACAGTGCACCTGCACCACCTGCTGCACGAATAACCCGCTCATCGCTGAAAAATGGCAGTAATGTTTTATCCTCTGCCAGCGGCTGGCGAACGGCAGGAACGACTCCGGACGGCAGACCGCGCATGTTTTTCGGTTCCGGCTCCACCAATATTCTGCCGTTATGGAATACTGACATTGATTCACGGCCTGGCTTAACGATAACCAGACCGAGTTCCGGTACCAGAACAGGTCGAAGTAATACCCGCACGTTACCTCCAGATGCGCTGCTGGAATGTGCGGGACGGACGCGGTGGGCGTTCGGAATAAGGGAGCCTGGCGGAGATTATCCAGTGACGACGATCGAAGCTGAGATCTTTCTGAAACTCGTAACCACGCCTGCGGTAACACTGGATCAGCCATTCGGCCTGTTCTTCAGTGCATAGGGGATGCTGGAACCAGTCGGTTTTAAATACGTGCGAACACCGCCCTTGCCTACTGGCAAGGGCGGCAGAATTGTGCAATCTGCTATCGTGCGCCATCGGGATCTCCGGTGGCACGGTGTTTCTCAGCGACGGTTCAAGTCAGCCTGATTTTATAGCTGCTTCTGAATATCATCAACAGGTAATCCTGCCAACTCTCTTACCTCAGAAAGAAGAGAAAGGCTTACAACAACCTCATTACTTCGCATAACAAAACCACATTGAAAAGAACCATCACTGTTTCTGTAAACAACAACCGGGCGCGTGCTCTCATAAAACCCCGGGATCAAACTGGCTGGGATTTTCACAACACCTCCTGACGTAAAGGAAATGAAATGCATTATCGCTTCTCTCGGACTATAACCATGAAAAGAGACGCATTTCACTCAGTAAATCTGAGGATTTTATGCGCAAGAACAATGACTTTTTCTGTCTGCCGTTTATACAATCTGAATTACGTCTGTTTTTTGAACACCGATAAATCAGCAAGCATTCTCAAATAAAGATTGCCTCCATAGTCCACATGGTGTAACACTATGTGTTATATAAAATGCAGAGGCAGGTATGCGAATTTTCAAAAACGCCTGGTTTGAACGTTTCGCCCGAAAACATCGGATTTCCGATAAATCGCTGCGCAAAATCGTGGAGCAGGCCGATAAGGGGATCATATCCGCAAATTTGGGTAGTGGTGTCATTAAACAAAGATTAGCCCGAAGTGGTGGCGGAAAATCAGGCGGTTACCGGACAATAATTTTTTACCGCGTTGCAGAAAAAGCCTTTTTCATCTACGCATACGCAAAGAATGAACGAGAGAATATCACTGCTATAGAGGAAAATGCTTTTCGAAAAGCCGCTCCCCATGTCCTCAATCTTACTGATGAACAGCTGGCACAATTGATTCAACAAGGCCAGTTCACGGAGGTACCCAATGAGTAAAAATTACCGCAGTGATGCACTTGCATCTGTACATGAAATGATGGAGTCACTCCATGATATCGGTGCAATCACAAAACAAACTATGCGCGAATTCGATGAAACTTGTCTTCAGCCTGCGCCGGTAATGTCTCCGGAAAGGATCCGTGCACTGCGAGAACGAGAGCATCTGTCTCAACCTGTTTTTGCCAGATACCTCAACGTCAGTAAAAACCTGATATCAGACTGGGAACGAGGAGTGAAACGCCCGGGAGGTGCAGCTCTTCGGCTTCTTTCAGTTGTCGAGAAAAACGGGATCCAGGTAATATCCTGATATTCTAATACAACAAAACCCGCCGAAGCAGGTTAAGTGCGGGTGCGTTGAGGATGCCTGACACATCAGAGGTGGCGAGGGATTTCTCCCTCGCCAGGTCTCTTACTCCTCAGGTTCGTAAGCTGTGAAGACAGCGACCTCCGTCTGGCCGGTTCGGATTCGTACCTCGCAGAGGTCTTTCCTCGTTACCAGTGCCGTCACTATGACGGTTAAACAGATGACAATCAGGGCGATTAACATCGCCTTTTGCTGCTTCATAGCCTGCTTCTCCTTGCCTTTCGGCACGTAAGAGGCTAACCTACATGTGCAAAGCATGAAATTGGCCTCAGATTAATGTTAAGCGTCCTGCAAGACGCGTAATGTTAACTGGGGCTTTTCTCTGTCTGCCTTACGGCGGCATGCCCGAGGCAGACAGCCTCAAGCACCCGCAGCAATTCTACTTAACTCTTCTTTCCCCGCAAATCATTTTATCCCCGATGGTAATGTTCTCCCGATATGGGAATTCCCATATCAAGGTTAACTCAATCGGTTAAAGCTCCATTAATTTTCCGGCCAGTTCATCTCGTGGCATTACCAGCCATCCGCGCGATTTAAGCAAAGCCAGGGCTTCTTCAACCGTCACCAGCTGGCCAGGCGCATAACTTCGGATGAAGGCGGTTTTATCGTCACGGATCGCCAGGTGAAAATCGATATTCATTTTTCCCATAGCCCGCTCTTTCTCGTACTGGTTGAAGTAACTGTCTTCGAGTTTTTCGAATACTTCCCACGCCTGATCGGTTTCGAGCATTTTTGCATGACGGGCTGCTCCGCGTTCTGTCCAGAGGATGAGAGTGCGGGTTTTGGGAGAAATTTTCACCTCATTTTGCGACTCGTTTAAAACTAGTCGCAAATTTTTGAGCTCATCACCAACAGCTTTAAAGAAGTGTTTTCCCTCAATAAATCGAGATTTATTTTCATGGTGATTCTGCTGTATACGGATTGCTTCTGTTCCGTAAAGGCGGGCGAGTAACTCAGTTGTGATTACAGGAATCTGGTTATAAGTGACAGGGGAAAGGTTTTTGACAGTAACTTGAGTCGTCATGATAACGCCCTCTGGTTGATGAATTTAACTATCACCACCTTCAGGTCTCAATCATCAGGTGGCGAGACGTACAGGGTTGAGACTACCGGATCAACCAACCGGCCAGCCTTTCGGCTGCCCCATACGCCTCACCATAATTCAGATGTGCGTGCGCATACGACAATAAAAAACACGCTCGCGGCGTGTGTCTGTCGCGGTTGAATATCCGGGGTCTCAATCCCGACGGTCAACTCGACCGTGCGGTGAATATAGCCCCGGATTAGTAATTACGTCAACCCCAGCGGCAAATCGAATAAACCACCAGCGCTACCGCCATTGCAACTCCTGCCGTTACGAATGCCTCAGGCCAGGTCATCGTAAACTATCCTCAGCGCCAATCAGTCCGTTTCGCTTCAGGCAGTCCATCGCTTTATACGGTAATTTGGCTGACAGGCGAAAATCACCCTGCAGCATCAGGCTTATTCCCTTATCCCGGGCTTTCGCTCTGACCGCTGCCTCGCTACGACCAATCAGACTGCCGATACTTTCGACAGTCATCGTTCCCGCGCACTGCCGGAGTATCAGAATTTCAGCCCGGCACCACGTCTTCCACCCACTCACCGCTGCTGTTCTCTGGTGGCGGTAATATCCCGGAGAATATCCCGGCACTTGTTCAGCTCCCGCAGCGCGGCGCAGACTCGCTCCCACTTCTGAACCTGACCTTTTGCCCGGCGCAGCTCGCGGTTAGCCACATGCAGCGATGGTAAAATCAGCCCATCCGGATGCTTTCTGGTGAACGACGGCTGTGACTGCACTGTGACCGCCACACTTTCCGTTTTTATTTCTTCCTGTGTTTCCGCTTCCCGGACTGGTAACGCAACACATGCTGGCTGAGGAAAGGCCTTACCATCATTTTCCGTTACCAGCGCGGCTTTCGGCTCTGCTGGTAAATTATCGCCCGGCATGCAGTAACGAAATCTACCGTTCTGATTAACGCGTGCCAGCCGCCCCGTTGCGGTTACCACCGCCAGCGTGGAAGCAACCTTGCGAGTACTGACACTGAACTTACCCGCTATTTCTTCACAGGTTTTAGCCCCCTCCTGAGCGATAAACTCAATCATCATGTTAGCGCTAACTTTTGGAGCGACCTCTTCGGTCAGCATATCCTGTGTTTCAGATTTTACTGGCCGCTCTTCGGTTACCCGGGATTCACCTTCGACAGCCAGAAACCAGGTGTGACCCGTTTTATCAACAACGCCATTTTTTTTGAGCTCCCACAGTTCGTTGAGAACTTCTTCACGGCTGATATCAATTCGTGCCGCCAGTTCAACAGAATTGGCTTTACCCATCGCTTTCAGTGCATGCAATACGGTTTCCATTAAAACTTCCTCCGGATAAAAATTACTTCTCAAATCAGACAAAACCAGCCGCTTTCCGGCGTTCATACTCCTGTTTCAGCAACTCAATTGGCGTTGGTCCCAACGGGCGTTTTGGTGCCGCCAGTTGTCGCCGTACTGGCGGAACGCTCAGGCCGTTACTAACATGCTTTGCCCATTTCGTCAGCTGCCGTTCTGCAAGCCGTTTTAATTCCCCTTCGGTCATCTGGCGTTCAATCCCCTCTGAACGCATCTCGAGGCAAATGTGATACAGCACAGGCTGAGGCCACGGATATTTGTCGCTTCCGTTATATCGCCAGGACTCATTACGCCAGCGGCGATACTCCTCCATCACAGCATCCACCGTCAGGCCAAATGGATTGGCCCCGCTTTCCGAAATCAGCGCCACAAACTCAGCCAGGTCCGGAGGCCATGTTTCACCCGCCCGGCAGCGGTCCATGCACTGGCGGCAGACCTGCCGGATTTGCTGCTCAGTCATCGCGCCAATCTGTGCAATCCAGAGCTTCGAAGGTGCGGCCCCGTTCTTCTGGGTCCAGCGGTTCGAATAAACCTCCCCCATGAGTTCCCACAGCTTCCAGGCCGTTTCCGTCGCTGATAAATCCGTTTTCACGTTCCCACTGCTCACGTGCTGCCCGAATTTCCTGAACTGCCCGTGATGCGGTGCCACCTGGTGCTGCTGCATGGTTTACCCCCTTGCTGACTGGTTTAACCTGCGCCCTGACGTGATTTACGTGACGGGCGAATTTCTGCTCCCACTGAATCTGCGTAAACACTTTCCCCTCCGCTGCCCAGTAGTCCCGGAATGCGGTAAGTTCAGCAGGTGTAAATTCTGTCTCCGGCAAAGCCATCCCCCACAACGCAGCCCGTCGTCGAAAATCCCGTGACGGATACCAGCTATCGGTCATCGGAAATTTTCCGATGGGTTCGCTCAGGCCATCCAGGAATACATGGGGGGCTGCCTGTAACGACAAAACTTCCTGCTCACTGATCGGAGCACTCTCGCGTGCGTTATGTGTGGGGTTTAGATCTTTGGGTTCCTTTGGGTTCCGTGATCCGTTTTTGGGTGTCTTTGATGGAAAATTTGGGTGTCTTTGGTTATTTTCCATGCAACAAAGAGTTCCGTTTTTGGGGCTCTTTTGTGCTGAAACATAACCGTTTTCGGTACTGTTTTTATTAACAGCACCAATTTTACCCACCTTTAAAGACACCCGTTTTTGGGTGTATTCAGGCTCGGCAACACTTTCTTCTACACCGATAAGTCGGTACACCACAATTTGCTTTGTTCTGCCTTTTCTCTCACCGGTATCAACAATTAACCCAATCTCCATCAGGTGTCGTAAGCTGTCCTGCACAGTCTTTTTGTTCAGTTCCGTTACTTCTGCCAGTGCAGATACAGACGGGTATGCACACAAATCGGCACCGCACATATCAGCAAGCCAGGTCAATACAGACTTACTGGATGAACTGCCGGTTTTCACCTTTTTAGCCCATCGTAGTGCATCGATACTCATACGAACCCCTGGCAGATATTTGTTTATCTGCAAAGTAATATTGATACTGCTGACGATACGCATGCTTGAAAGCAATAGCTTTTTCTATAAGCTCGTCAGTCTCACGTTCCACAACAGATGGATCCGCAAAAAGCAGTCCGGACTCCACCACATCGCCATATTCTTTGTTTAACCCGGCGATCATGTACGTGATGCTTTTTCCGTCACTAATTTCACGATACAACCTGAAATCATTAATCCGGATAGCCTCCATAATTGCAGGCACTAGCGCCGTGAACTTTTCACGCTTATCCCTGGTGTCGATAGCCTTCCAGCGTTCGAATATCTTCACTCGATTAACGCCAAGCGCTCGCTGATCAACCGCGCCACCTTCATCTGTGACACGCTGAACATCGATGTTCGGGCGCTCTTTCAAAACCCAGAATGCTTCAGTGATTAATATCGTCGCCTGCTCCTGTGTCATTCCTGGTCGACATATCCAGGCATCCAGAGCCTCACGAGCCTGTTCAGGAGTGATTTTCATTGTTCAACCGCCCCGCCCGCTTTGCCTTACGATATTCGTCATAAACTTTGGGGTCGTACTGAAGTTCCCCGCCGGATGCCTCTTGCAGGCGCATCGCGCGACCTTCAGGAACTAGCTCTTGCCATTGAGAAACAGCAGAT